ATTATTATTCTTTTCACACCACTTCATTTTTACTCATCTTCAATATCCACATTTACACCAACATCTTCATTTCCACCAAACTCTGGGAATGTCTCATCCCTAGGTTCCAAATAGTCGGAATAGTTTGCAGTCACCAATTTCTCGCCACGACAGAACATCAATGACATATACGAATTGCCATCAATAAATACTTCAACCATTTTGCCTTCTCTGTTTCTAAAAAGTATATACTCAAACTCTTCAGAATTTTCGTCTCCATAAAGTATCATTCCTTTTCCAATCATTTTGTAACTTCCAGAAATAGCCTTCAAGTCTGTTTGATCCTCCAAATCATCGTTGTAGAACTTCAACTTATATCTCTTTCCAGTAACCAGTGCGCTTGACATATTTTAGTATTCGAGGGCAGATATTATGTTTTAAAGAATAAAAACCAAAAAAGTATTTCAATTTTTATATAAATTATTAAAAAAACTGTTTTGTTTTTTTTCTTTTTCTGTCTTTTTCCTTTTCTGTCTTTTTCTTTTTCTTTTTTTGTCTTTTTCTTTTTTTGTCTTTTTCTTTTTCTGTCTTTTTCTTTTCCATCATTATGTTTCTTTTTCTTTTTCTTTTCTTTTCCATCATTATGTTTCTTTTTCTTATTCATTATTCATTATTATTTGTTATTTATCAGAGAGAATCAAAACGAGTTTATATTAATTGAATCGCATGAGGGCCTGATAAGCATCGGATTGGTTTACATCGAGAGGCAATCCATCGAAATTGTCAAACTGGTTATCAACATCGATAACATGATTACGGACAATAGCCTCATCTCGGTTTTCATCGTAATGCCAAAATATGTCTTCGTATATGTTGTGGAGTAAGAATCCGTCGCCTCCATATCGATAAAATTCCACAACATAAGATTGAAAGTTGGATAGACTTTTGTAAATGCGAATTTCGGCATCCAAGTAATTTTCTTCTGGGCATTGATATTCAACACGGTCGGAAACATCAAGATGGTGTTGAATCATAATCTTCGAAATGCTGTCAGGATAATTATATGACAAACCGAACTTTGTCATAGTATTGATAATATTATGAACAATATTATCATAAGAATCAGTAGTTTCGAAATGCATCGCATTCACACGAAAAGGAGCAGGCGGGATGTAACGGGTTGCAGCAGCGTATAGCATTGTTGAGAGATTTATCACAATTGGAATCGAATGCTTTCAATAACAATCGCAAAAAAAAGATTCAATTTTTGTAGGGAACCGTAGGTTTGCCCTCCGAAGGAGGGTACCTTCGGCACCCTACGACCCTTCCTTAAGAATTACCACCCCTATATCGAAAACTACCAGCTAGCGCGGTAGTTTTCTTATGGGGTGGTAAGGAGTAAAAAATCTTATCGGTGAACATTTTGTTTCTTTATAAAGAGGGGTTTGAGTTTTTTACATCAATATTTTTACTCCTTACCACCCCGAATGGGGTGGTAATATGGCACGCGCAGCGTGCCAAAGGGAGGGGGTTTAATGTGCACCAGCATGCGCGGTGCACATTTTATCCCGGGAACCGTAGGTTCCCAAGAGAAAATTGAAAGATTATTTTGCAATAATTATTAAAAGTATATGCGATAATTGAGAAGATTCCTTAACAATGACAAGTTACACTGATGCGATGACCCTGACCTTTGGTGATGTTGCGGAGAACCATACACGTATGCAGAAATTAGGTGGTTTGTCCGAACATGGATTTAGTTTGGATGATTTAAATCATATTTCCGGTTATTTCGATAACTGTGAGATTATCGATTTGAAAGAGTATATTGGTGAAGAGTTCGAACATTTAAAGGCGAATACGGAAGATGCTCATGTCCTTATTATTAAAAATGGTATTAATCAGATGTTCGAAGACGAGTTCTTTTCGGATAAGTTATATAATGAACAGGCGAGATTGGAAAGAGATACGAAGGCGGTTATGTATGGAAGAGTGGTGAACAAACATGCGAGACATAATTTGTGTTTCGGATATGAGTCGCAGGAACCGGATTATGAAAATGGAAAGGGTAGAGTATATGCGTTTAATGAGTTGCCTTATTTGAATCAGGTATTAGAGAAGTTTTATGAGATTACAGGAAAGAGTGGAACCGATTTGTATGCGGAGGGCAATTATTATTACAACCCCTCGAAAACGGGTATTGGGTACCATGGAGATACAGAGAGAAGAGTTGTTATGGGCGTGCGTTTGGGAGTGTCGGTGAATTTGTGTTATGGGTGGTATTATGGAGGTAAGCCCGCTGGAGAAAAAGTTGCGATGCCCACTTTGGAACATGGAGATATTTATATTATGAGTGAGAAGGCGGTGGGCAATGATTGGAAAAAGAAAAAAATATTAACTTTACGTCACGCCGCCGGATGTAAGAAGTATACGATGATAGAATAGAATAGAATTAGATTTTGTGTTGTGAGAGAAAACGATAAAAATAAAAAGATAAAAAATAAAAATATGAGAGAATTTATAAAAATAAAAAGATAAAAATATGAGAGAATGATAAAAATAAAAATATGAGAGAAATGATAAAAATAAAAATATGAGAGAATTTATAAAAATAAAAATATGAAAGAATTTATAAAAATAAAAATAAGCGTTTGAATAATGCCTTGGTGTAAAAAAATGGGACCCTTAAGGGTCCCATTTTTTTATAAAGACCTTTTTCTAAAACTACTTTGGATAATACTAATAAATTATTCGCCACGAATCAAATAATATCCATGATATCCGATAGATGCGAATCCAAGCATTAATAACATTTCAAAATATCTACGTGATGTATTTTCCTTATAATATCCAATAGAAATCAATAAAGGAGCCACAATAAAAATATGAATAAGATTAATCCAATATGGTTTCTCTGATATCATTTTGATATATGCTCTAAACAAATGATATCCTAGTATTCCAATGCCTAAAATAAAGAAAATGGTGAATAAAGATTTAGCCATTTTTTCTTGGACGATTCCTGCGTATAAAAATAATCCACCAACAAACAAAATATGAAATAGTTGAACAAGAATTCGAGGGTTCATTATATTCTTATTATATTTTTCTCTAGATAAAATATAAACAGCAATGAAAGATTTTCATTATGACAACAAAGAGGTAAAACTCCAATCAGGTGGACATAAAATTGTGCGTACTGTGAAAATAAAAGGTGGAAAAGGTACTAAATCCGTGACTCATTATCATAAAGGTAAAAAAATCCATACATCACAAAAATCGATTCGTTCCAAAGAAATAAAAATGATAATGTCTGGCAAATTTATTCCTGGTTTGTTTTCGAATATGACTAAACGTATTCGTTCATTAGACCGAATATAATTCATTCTCTTGAAGTAAGGTTTGGATGTTGACATATACGTTGAAAAATAAAACTACCTTATAAAAAAATCATTGTTGGACATTTATTTTTGTCCAACAAACTTTTATCTAACTGACTTTCTATTTTTAGGATTTTAATCTATAATTCTTCGTTTTTTCGTAATTATTCGACAAATTATGCGTTTTTTTCGTATTTTCTGGAACCAATGCCATCAACTTTGGTGGCACCCATTTTGGATGCCAGTATTTTTACTGGCATCTCATTCAGGAAAAATCACATTGCCATTAAAATCGATGGCATCCTAAAATAATGCCATCAAATTTACTGGCATACAACTGACTTCAAAAAATGCTCTCAACAGCATGTATAATTCATAAATAATTATGTTGGGTTGATACATCCATAGTTCATCTCTCTGTAAATATTATATTATGTTCGATAAAAAATATATATATCATTATATTTTCGCATTTGCCGTGATTGGGACTGCTGCTTATTTTTCCGGGAAAATAAAAGATTCTCTCGATCCTTATGAATCTGAAAATGCTGCGATACGTCAATATTTATTGAACGAGAGCCCACTTTATGGAATGAATCGGCCAAAATTATGGATTCATTCCAAATATGAAGTGAATTCTCGACAATGGCGCGACTTTATGTCGCGCAATACAACAGACTTGAATCAGCCTTACATTCATTTAACCATCAAAACAATTATCAATCATTGTGGTAATGATTTTAATATTTGTTTAATTGACGATGATACATTTAGTAAATTAATACCTACATGGGATGTCGATGTTGCCTCTATGCCAGAACCATTTAAAAGTCATTTTAGAGAACTTGGATTAGCACAACTCATTTATCTCTATGGAGGCATTCGAGTTCCGAATAGTTTCATTTGTATGCGTAGTCTAAAAGAAGTCTGGAATCATATTTCGACAAATCCAGGTACTATTTATACAGGTGAATTCATTAATCATAGTTGTAATGTTGTCAGAAAAACCGAAAATCGTGCAACTATGCCATCAACGATATTGATGGGGGCAAATAAACATTGTCCAGAAATGGGCAAATTCGTTGAATTCTTAAAACAAAGATGTCGAAATCCTCATTATACTTCTCTTCCGGATTTCATCGGAGAGGCGCAACATTGGTTATTGGACAGTATTGATAATGGAACTGCTACACTCGTTTCCGGAAAAATGTTAGGTACTTTAACAACAAAAGGAAAACCAGTTTTAATTGATGATTTAATGAGAGAAAGTTATATCAATATTGATACTGATACAGTTTATGGAGTTTACATTCCTGCTGATGAAATATTAAAACGCGATAAAATGGAATGGTTTGCACATATTGCAGGTTCAGATGTATTGAGAGCCAATACTATAATATCGAAATATATAACAGCATCTCTCAGTGAAACATTAAATGAATATACACGAAATCAATATAGTTCAGAAAAAGCAGTCACTACTTTATAAGTGTTGCCTAATTAGTTTTTATTTTTACGCGTAGTTGAATTGCGGTTTTTACTTTTTCCACTTTTTGACGTAGAAGTATGTGTTTTCAAGAGATTATTTATTGCTTTTGGATAATATTTTTTAATTGTGTTAATACTGTCCTCTGGAATTTCCACGTTAGCATTCGATAATAGACGGGTTGCTTTTTTGTCATCCAGTTTGTTAGACGACTTTAATTCACGAATTCGTTCTTCGTTTCCTGACAATAGAGAGTTCAAAATATGTCCATCCTCCAATCTTCTTCCTAATTCTTCATCTTCAGCGTTTTCTTTAAACGGATAATGGGCTTTAAATGTATCAATGTTCTCATCGGATAATTGGTAAATATTTTCAGGGGCTTCTTTAAGAACTTGTCCTAACTTATTTGCTGACATTTTTGCCAATGACTGAGACAATATAATTTCGTTATTAATTTTTTTCGCAAAATCATCGACGACTGCTTTCACTTCATCTACATATTTTTTTATACCAATATATTCTTCTGTACCATTTATAATCGTTAATTGTAAGTCTGAATCGTGTTCAAAGATTCTGTTAAAAACTGGTATCAAAGGTTCTATTTCTTCGATTTCGTCTTTTATTTCATCGATTGACGTATTTAATTCTTCAATAAGTTTTAATAATTTATCATATGATTTATTATTTTTATCGATATTGTTGAAAATTTTAACATTCGTCAATGTTTTATTGAATACGGACTGAGTTTCAAGAATATGTATA